GTAAAACTTAACTCAAACCGAAATTGACGTTTTGGTTCTGCGTTTGCTTGACCCCAAAATAGACTTGCCATTGTTTATTTAGCTCCTCGTAATAAATAGTTCTTAGAGCGGATTAATCTTCGAAAGATGCTCCGCTGTTGGTGATTATGAAGTCGATTGCGAAGAACTCAACTGAACGAGTTGGCTTCACGAACAACTTAGCATAAATAATGTTGCGATCGATAAGATCTGGTGTTGTTGTGCTTTCGTCCAAAATTAGACGGAAGTCATCAATACCAAACTCAGCTTTCACATCACGTAGTAGTGGCTCAGCCTGTCCAAGGAAGCTGTCCCAAGTTGCCTGAGCGTTAGGTGCGAAAAGAAGCCTTGAGGCGATGAAGGAAATTTCACGCTTCAAGAAAATCATTAGGCGACGAACATTAATGCGGTCCAAAGCACTAGCAGTTTGCTGTAGTGTCTTCTGTCCAAAGATCACAATACCCTCTGCTGGGAACTTGGCGATTGGATTAATATTGTTTTCGTACAATGTGTCTCGCTGATCAGAGGTGAGCTTGCGAGATACATCAAGCACAGGAACGCCGGCAGCGCCCTCACTTAATCCGCCACGAGTAAACCCAGCAGGAGCGAACCATGGTGCCTGTAGTCTATCTGTGTTAGACAAGACACCCAAAGCAGCTACCGATGGAGGTGCCCACAAGGTTTGATTATTGTTAGTATCCAAGATGCGGACCCAAGGGAAGTATGTAGCGCCGTAGCTATTGTTAATGCTTCGAGCAGCTAGAGCGTTAGCAGCAGCGGTTGGGGTGTTCCCTTCGTTGCGACTCTCAGTACTACCCTTTCCTTCAGCAGAAGGTGTGTAGACATTAGGAATGTCAATAAGGGCTAACGTATCAGCACGATCTTCGGCAGTTTCGAGTAGGTAGTTTGTTACTGCCTCTTCGGTAATCCCTGGGATTGTTATAGCATTCATTTCTACATCGTCAGGACTAGAAACAATATTAATAGCCTTACGAAGAGTGAAAAGCTCGTAAGAGTTCAACTCGCTAATGTTATTAATAGCTCTCATCTTGCTATTTCTGAATGGATCTCTTTCTGTAATATCTAGACCATCTGTACCACCGAAAAGAACAGTAGTGAATCGATCTAAACCACCGTCCAAACGATCGGCGAAGGAAGAGGTGAGCCTAGCAACACTCTTACCACTTCGACGGTTGCCAGAAGCGTAGGAGTATACGCCAGAAGAACCAGATAGATCATCAAGAGAGAATACCCAAGAGATCTCATAAGGCTGAGAGCCTGTGTATTCAGTTGTTTGGCCCGCAATATCTACACTTGTATCAGAAGGGTTTGTATTGATGCTTGAATAATCAAAGGTTCTAGCCCTTACAAGATCAGCAATCGAAGGATTGTAGAATGTATCTGTTTGCGAGCGTCCGGTCCAGGCTCCCCAGAATGTGTTCTTAAGAGACCTTGGACTTCCCCACGATCCACTGGAACGAAGAGGCACTCCTGGGAACCTGATGGAACCAGAGAAGTAATTCCCGTTAAGAGCCTTAAGAGAAAGTAGTGACTGCCCGCCTGCGGCGTGACCAGCCAAACCGTACTTAGCACTACCTGAACCATTCAACATGGTAAGACTGTTGCCATCAGCGGCTAGAGAATAAGTTCCAAAGTTACTGAACCCAGACGAACCACTTACCAAACTTACGTCACGGTATTTGATAGGACCATAGACACCGAATGGAAGCCAACGGGTTTCACCAGCGCCGGCAGCAACATCGTCATTCATGACAACACGAACGTAGTTAGAGCGGTTTTCGAATTCACCGTACTCTACGTTGCGAAGCTCGCTTGTGCTGTAAACCTGGAACTTGTCGCCGATTCTCTTAGCGATATAGTCCTCGGAAGCTGGGTTAAGGTTGAGGTTGTCGAACCTTTCAACTATCTGAATTCGGTTATCGGTGTCGTCGATGGCACGAATCAATACCGAGAAGGAACCATAGCTCTGATAGTCACCTGTGGCAGCTTTAATGTTAGAGATAGATATTTTTATTTCTCTCTGTGCCCATTCACCAGCAGTAATCGCCTCTAGACGGAATAGCTGCTGCTGGTTGCTAGCATAGTAAGAGCCTGTAGCATTTGAAAGGTCCTGAGAAATGAACCACCCTGTGGTGCCTGCAGTAGCGGCACCATTCCAGTTATTCTGTTGTTTAGAGTCATCACCATTGACTGCCATTGGTAGAATAGCAGCATGGAAGGAAGAACTAGACCCACCCTGAAGCAACCCAAGCTGATTAGCGTTCGTTTTGAATAGGCGGGACTGATACTCAAAGGTCTCACCTGTCCAGTATCCACCACCCTGATAATAAGCCTGAGTAGCGTCCGAAGTAATCTCATTATTTGTGATAGTAGGATTGGTATTGAGGGCCTTACGGATAAAGTTGGGACTATCTGGATCAAGACTGATTTTTACTTCCTCAAAAGGAGCAGCACCAGTAGAACTAAACAAGAGTCGAATATCAGTAAGATCACTCAAAGCTCGTAGGGTACTACCGTTAGCACCGCCGCCAACAGCACTGGCAAGTGAAGAGGATAGCAAAACTCGACCACTCTCTAGGTAGAACTGAGCAGCTACGGCACCAGTTACTGGAGCACCAACTCCAGTCACAAGCGATCCCGAAGGAAATATGACAAGAGCGAAGACACCACCATTAGCGTCAGTGTCACTAGCGTCATTAACAGCCCAACCAGCCTTGCCAGTTGACAAAGTAGCAGAAGTGTCATTATCGCCCAAGAGGCGGAGGAAAGTACAAGGAGAATTATTTCTCAACCAAGCTTTCGCAGCATAGGGGGCGTAGGTTGGTGCAGTGTTGTTTCCATCACGCCAAGCGTCGCCGCCCTCATTACCGGCAACTGGGTCGCCGAAGGTTTGAACAAAGTCAGAAAAAGATTCGACTCTTACAGGTTTATTGGCAGGACCCTTGCGAGAGCGACCAATGACCACAGGTCCAATCTCTGTTGGGGTTGCTGGAAGTTGTGATTGGTCGATCTCATCGACAAACACTCCTGGCGAAATGAACTTAAACTTTTTGGTGGAGTTGTCAGCCATCGAAATGTATTCTCCTCGGTTTTATGCGTATAGTATGGTATCTAACAATTTACACTAAATACCAATAATAAATAGTAGGGCACTGTTCCAAACGCCAGGTTGATTATCTTCTGTATTTATCTTTTCTGCCCGCATGGAACTCAGGCTCGTCACCAAGCACTACCCTTTCCCTGCCAATTGTAACCTCGGCGGCAGACTCACGAATTGTTACCGTAGGAACTTTGTCGTTTTTATTCGCCCCAATAATATAACCTAGAACTGTAATATTGGTGCTACTTTTGAAAATTCTTTCTTCTAAACCAAGACCGCTATTGTTGCCCTCATTAGTAAATGTTTCGTCACCAAAGGCCTCATAAGTGTGCCCGTTGTGCTTAATGTTAAAAGCAACAGGAGTAGACAAGTTGCCCATAAACGCTTCAAGCATCTGGTTCATCTGACTTTGGTATTCAGCGATAAGCTTTACTTCGTATGATACTTCTACATACGTAGGCTGTGGAACGTAGAGGGTATCATATACAATCTTTTCATTGTCAAATGGAAAATTTGTTTGATTAAATCTTTTCTTTGCCGTAAGATTAGCTCTTTCTCGGGTCTTCTCTTGGTTGACTCGGCGAGCAATAGGTATAGATCCGCCCTTTTTGTAGAAGCCATAGTAAGGAGGAATGTATACTCCGTACTTACCTTTGTTAGATGGATTATTTACCACCGTGCCACGCACAATAGAAATCATGGGATACTCTAATGTCCTGCCGTTGGGTCGTAATTCAGGGTTGTCTTTTATTTGAAAAGATCTTTCGGGTGACGCAAAGATGACAGGTACTTTGTGGAAGCCTTCATTTGTGTCGCAGAAGATATTTAGATCGTCGTTTAGGAAGTTAAAAAACGCCGTATCGACGTCCTCCAAGGTAGAGGGATTAAATCCGTACATTGCCTTCAAATTTTGATTTAACTCGGTACGTTTTGGCATAGCTTAATTCCCTACATCTTTTTTCCTGGATTGAACAAACCTTTTCTTGCTTGAATACATGAGGCTTGGACCGAGAGAGCCTTTCCATCAGCGAAGCCTGAATCTTGTCCGAAGAGNAAGCGTGCTTCTTCGAAAACATCTACAATCTCAAAATACATCATATCGTACTGAACAAAGTCTCCGGGTCTAACAAATAAATCCTGGTCTTCTACTAGACGCCGCTTGTGGAAATTAATTTTAATTTTAAAAATACTATCAAAACCAAACGCCTCTTGTGTTCTTTCAGAACCTTCATAGTCAATCAAGGAATAAACTCTTATTGGGGGTAGGAATGTCTTCTCGATTGCTTCACCATAAAGATTGTAACGAGTTAGCTCATGATCAATGGGGAAATAAAGAACCTGTTGTCCCACAACACGCTCAATGACCTCATCATTAATTTGCTTTACAAAGTCTCTCTCTGCTCTCCCTACAAATAAAGGCGGAGGGGGATTAGTAGGTTGTGTCCATCTGTTGATGCGAGGGTCGTTTGCCATCTACTTAACCCACATAGATGCCCATTGGGATTTTCCCAACGACTTCTTGAAGATTATTCATCAACTGAGCATCACCCTCGGCAAGAGCGCCATACGCCATTTCATCAAGCACCGTCTTTAACTCATCTCTGAGAGCGTTTTGTTCTTCCTTTGCTTCGGAAACCAAAGCAGGACCGTTAAGGGTCACCTCGTTCCCAGGAATAGGAATAGAAGCAAGCTTAGATCTTACTTGTCCCAGTGTTTCTTTTGCCAATGAAAGGGCAAAGCGTCGGATCCACTGTTTACCAATACTATTAATGTGTTTGTAGGGTACATTAGGGAATGGCAACGTGTTCATGTTGTTAACACCGTCAGCCCCATACTTACGATCAGCTTCCTCAAAGAAAGCATCTTCTGAGACTCTGAAATCTACCCAAAACTTGTCGGGATTGCTTCCGTTAGGAGTAGGAAAGATTCTTAATTTATTATTATTGATTCGGAAAGAGTAGTGTGAAGCTCTTACATTCAAGTCTTCCTCGAAAGCATATGCCTGAAGGACATTCTGCCAAGCCGGCACAAGCTGGAACTGGCTATCATCGGCATACATGCCATAAGTGGACAAGTTGCCGACAGCACCAATCGCATATCCACCAAAGAAATTCCACATACTCTGAGGAGTCTTATAATAAACTCTCTGAATAGTGATAGCGCTTTTGCCAACGCTATTACTAAAAGGAGCGCCGGCGACCAATGAAGCGCTGAAAATAATATCTTGAAGGTCATAATCCTGAACATCTTGGACAGCATTAAAAGAGGCTGAATAGATAGTCTGCGATGCTCCGATACCAGCGTGTAAACTTACTCCTCTTCCGACATGAGTAGCATATCCTAACTGAAAGCGAGGAAATTTAAGATTAGGTTTAGTATTGAGTCCGCCAGAGCCAGAATACTCAGTAAACTCACCGTCCTGATCGAAAGAGCCTGTAGTGTTGCCGAGCATGTCGGATAAAACATTTTTAGCTTGGTGAGTGTTTAGAAGATAGGAGTATTCTAGGCACGCCTCTTCATAAGCATTATATACAATAGCAGGCGTGATTTCTAAATCTAATACTCTCCCGCCAAGCTTGTTGAAGGTATAAGCCACCTGATCCACAGCACCGCTGATGAAGGCGCTTGTAGTGTAAATCCCATAAGATAAGGAATCTGTAACGTCCGAAGCAGTGCCAGTAGCAGGCAAGACTACGGCACTAACTGTACTTAATGGTTGAAGGTTTGTGGGCATGTAAAATCCTCGCTTGTTGTATAAATAGTTTTTCGGTTCCCTATTTCATCCCTAAATAAGAAAACCCCGCCACTAGGACGGGGTTCTCTTAGGTTTATTCAACTCTTAGAGTTGTTTTTAGCCAGCTACGTCAGATACCATATCTGCGCAGACTACTAGTCCGTACATGTCAGGACGTACCATCTTCTTGGCGTAGCGAGTCATGACTCCCTTACGAGGTACGAAGTCCTCGGT